GAGGTCTGCCAACTCAGCCGACTGCTTACAGCACGATCAACGACTTGACACGGAAGTTGTAGTCGTCATCCGCACCGCCTTTGCGCAGCACACGGCGCAGCGACAAGTTGGCCAGGGTTTCCTGCACCTTGCCGGTGATCTCGCCAATGGTGACTTGCTTCCAGTTGTCAGGGAAGAAGTGCTGGGCGAACGGCACGATGGAAGTCTTGAACATTGCGATGCCGGTTTCATTGGGCTTGCCGTCGGACTTCTTGACATAGCAGCCATTCTGCCATTGCTGGCCGACCACCACTTCGGAGGCTTCAGCTTCGTCAGCGACTTCACCGATTTCCACCACCACATAGGAAGTGATCAGGGCGTCTTTGCCGTTGACTTCCTTGCGGTCGATCGAGATCTTGACGGTGTAGTTGCCAGTGGGGGGAATGGCAAGCGGTGGCAACTCGTCGATGTCATCCATCGTAGCGTTGAGGAGGTCATCGACGTTGTCGAAAGCAGCATTGCGAGAGAGATCAGACATAGTAAACTCCGAAAGGAAATGAAAGAAAGGAACAAATGTAGTGGATTACCACCATCAACAGGTTACTGTTATCAGGCAACAGAGTTACGGAGCGTTGCCAGTCTCCGGAGATTCAGAATAGTCCAACTGCAGAATCAGCTGCAAGTAATGGATCGCTTTTTCAATGTCTTGCTTACCGTTCTTGCTGCGATGGCGAGTGACATACTTGATGACGTTGCCTTCCAGATACGGCAGCTTGTTCGCGTGGATGTACTGGACTGGCTGAATCGGAAGCAACTTATAGTGGTCGCCGCCTGCTTGAATGTCCAGCGCACTTTTGTGAGTTGGCTTGAGTTCCATTACTTGAGGCATATCCATGATTACAGTCCTTCCTTCACCCAGTCGATCTTCACTTCCTTGCCAGCTTTCAGCAATTCATAAGTTTCAGGTCGGAACATGGGGAGAATGGACAGCTCAGGCAGCAGGTCCAGCATCAGACCAGATCGACCACCTGACTGCACCTTGTTGGAGAACACAGTGGAATTGGTGATACGATGCTTACCGTTCATGATGTGGCAATACACAACCTCGTCAAAGAACTTGCTGGAAGTCTTGGAGTGGTTGCGAGTGCCAGCGGCAGGTGCAATCTTTTCCGGAGCTTTGTCATCCTTCTCCGTGTCGATCTCATGTGAAATGCAAATGACATTCACCGGCATGACTTGGATCATGTTGAAGATGTTGTCCAGTGCATAGCCTTGCACGCGGTAGTCATCCCACTCAAACTTGTAGTTCTCACCCTGCTTCTGCAACTCCTTCTGCACAGCTTTATTGATGGCAGACATGCCAAGCTGGGTGATGGAGTCAATGACCAGGATATCCCGAGGTGTGAACTTTGTCAAGTCAATCTCAGAATTGGAGGATCCAGGGATGGCTGCGCACTTGGCACAGTTGATGGCGCCATGATTGAAGCACACCTTCTTCAGCCCGCCCTTGACAATCTCCTTCATGGTAGTGATTGCAATGGGGTAATTCTGATGGTCCGGAATGTTGAGGTAGTTCACATTCTTACGACCATCAGCAGTCAGCCATGGCTTGCCCTTGGGGTCATTGCCGAACAACACTTTGATGCCCCGCTCCAGGTCACACCAATGCAGGCGGAAACCGTAATTGGCCAGCACACCGGCGATCACCGACTTGCCCACTTTGGGCGGGCCATACAGTTCAACGTGAGTGACGTTGTCAACTGCCAACGCTTGGAGTTCATCAAGATTCATGTCTTATCCTTCTGCACTTTCGCGCGAATTGATTCCACAATCTGCTGCTTGGTAACCACATACTTGAATGGTTCCACCTGATTCAACAGTGCCATTGTTGCGATCGGCAACTCGCGGAATTTGGTGCCGAACTGCTTGTCCAAGTTCAAGTCACAGCTGCCGAAGTATTCACATTCCCGCCCATATGCATAGCAGGAACCGCCATCCTTGGGGAAGAAGTTGGCATCTGCATATGCCCGGATCTGATCCGCTTGCATCATCTCACCCCGCAACCATTCAATACGAGCCAGCTCCGACTTGTGGAAGTCGAAGTCAATCCAGCGCTGGTCAGTGGAGCTGTAGATGGTATACAACACATCGTAGTCAGTCTCGCCGAACTGGGACACAATGATGGAGTAGCCAGTCGTTTGGTTGGAGTTGGCATACAGGGCAGGATGAACAGACATGAACGATGTTGTCTTGTTCTCCTTGACACGCAGCTTGCCAGTCATCTTATGGCGCAGCACTTCGTCAGCATGGCCAGTGTGGAATTGAGTCGGTTGTGCCCCTTGCAGCTGCTCACCAAGCCCAATCGAGAACCCCTCTTCACCACTCTGCAAGTCAACCGCCACAGTTGCTTCCACATCCACAACTTCGTAGGCACCCAGCCCGAATTCCTCGTACCAGGTTGCGTACTTCTGAATTGCATAGATGGCAAAGGCGAACGACTTCTTTGGATCGTACTTGGCTTTGAAGTCATCCGTAGCTTTGCGGCCACGGTCTTCTGCAAACAAATCAATGTCCCACGCCAGTAACGCAGCCAAGATTGCCTTGCCCATGTCCTGAGTCTGATCGTACACAGCAACGCCAGCTCCAACTGCATGGCCGAAAGCAAACGTGACGTTGTTAATGCGACGTGAACCTTCTTTGCTGGCCGCTTCCAATTTTTTTATCTGAAATTTTCTGGCGCACTGATTGAGCACGCCTTCCATGGAATAGGACACCACATTCTGGAATGCGTACAGCTGGCTGTAGTCAGTCTTAACAACGCCGGCAGCTGCGGAAATTCCAGACTCATAGTCTGATTCGGTGGAACCGCTAAGTGTGGAGTTGAGCAAGTCATCCAACTCACTCATCACTTCAGGGTTTGTTGTATCCCAAGTCATTACGACTCTCCAAAATAGTTACTAACTTCTGCTGATCCTGGGCATCGTACTGCTCTAGTACAAGTCGAACACCGTAAGGTTCCAGCATGTGACTGAATGCAGCAGGCCGCATAATGTAGCAGGCAATCAGGGCACGCTTGAGACTTGTCCCATCCACCGAATACTGGCGATCCCAGTTGGGCTTCACTGTCAGGTGGAGCATGCCCCAGTAATGCATGGCGGATCTGCGAACTACTTGCTGGGAATCCAACCGAGTGAATCCGCCAGACACGGCATAGTAGGCAAGTGCACGCGCTGCCAAGTGGATAGAGAAGTCTCTACCAACTTTAACAATTCCAGTCATGTCGACTCCTTACAAGTCGCCGATGTCCAGCTGACTGGCCTTGCTCTTGCCAGCCTTCTTGGTAGCAGTAGCTTTGATGATCTCAGTTTGGGTGTGCTTTTCAGCTGCAATGATGAGTTGATGAATTTCGTGGTCATCCAGCAAATGCACAGTTTCCGGATATGCGATAAGAACTTTGTGAGATTCACGAAGGTAGCTGGGCATTTCCGGATCATCCTGCTTGAGTCCTTCCTCCAGCTTGGTCATGTTCAGCTTGAGCTGATCCAATACGCCAGGAGGAATGACGTTATTCTCGTCGGATTTCATGCGAAGAACTCCTGGGTTTCCCGGTCAGTTGCAGGCTCCACTGCCAGCGCGGATTCCTCGAACGAATCTTTGGATTCCAGCAGCGCCATTTCGCAGGTGGTTGCCAAGGTGAATCCGACAACTTTCCAGGAAAACTCCACACCCCTCGGATTGGGAGCGCTGACTTTGTACACACGTTCAACCGTCTTGCGTGCCATGATAACCTCAAATAAAAATGCCCAGGCGAAATGCCCAGGCTTCGAGTTCTACTCGTTAAATATTAACAGAATAGATAAGCTCAAAGATCACCTTAACTTTGTGATCGCTCAGCTTAACTTTCGTGATTGTCATTTTGGAGGTTTTCAGTAGGCCCAAATCGTCACGCATTTTATTGCGCTTAGACTTGGCCCACTTCATACATCCGATTGTGGTGTCCACTCTACTTACGTGCGTGACTAGTTCTACCTTGCCGGTAGCAAACAGAGTGGTCACAGCAGGATCGTAGATGCTTCCCACAGATTACTTTCGCACGCGGTAGAGAGCGTCTTTCAGCTCAGGGTAGAACGTAAGAACACCACGAGATTCCACGAACACATCCACCCACAGCAATATCTTCACACCAAGTTTGTCATGCACCAACCACCAGTGCACACGATCCTGGCCGTCAAAGTCAGTCTGAGTGGTGGCAATGAACTGGAGAGGGTAGAATGCAAGGAGGCCTGGAAGCTCCCAATACTGCACAACTGTACCGATCGGCTCCACAAGTGCATTGCCACGCTTGACAGACTTGACGTGCTGAATTCGATCGTAAAGCTCCACATAATCACGCAAGTTGTTGGTTGTGTCAGCCCAGCTCTCACACCGGGCAAAGCCTTCTACAAATCCGAACTCACAGGGGTCCACAATCTTGTCTTCCGGGACGCCAGCGGACTCAAACTGAAAGTCGCTTCCAGAGTTTCCTTGTTCCATTTGCAAGCCACATAACTTTCTGACCATTTCCAGTCGAAGCCACACGCGTTGAACTCTTGCTTAGATTTTCTAAACTTGCGAATCAAAGCTGTGCGTAAACTGTCGTAGCCTCGTTGATCGGGTATCTGCAATGTGACGGTCTCGCCAAACTGCAACTCGTTGTAGATGTCCTGAAGTGAGAGTGACATTTAACTATGTCCTCCTACTAAAAGAAAAAACCCCAGCAGATTTCTCTGCCAGGGCTTCTGTGAGGTGAATGGCGCCGCAGCGCCGAGCCACTGAATTACAGGGCGTCCACGTCGATGCGGTCTTCTTCCGTCAGGTACTTCGTCAGGGTGTCGTTCATGCGCGTGTACTGCGTGCTGAATTCGTCCAAAGAAGTTGCGGCCGAAGCGTAGATGGCCAGCTGTTCCACCAGAACTTGCAGCAGGTCCTTGCGCGCGCGGTACTTGGCAGGCTTCTTGAAGATGTCGATGTGCTTTTCCAGCTTTTCCAGGGGCTTGCCGGTGGCCTGAACCATCGTGTTGAGGTAGTCCTTGAACCAGTCGTTCCACTCTTCTTCCGAGATGGCAGCGGCACCACGACGGGCAGGCGGAATCGACGCGATGTATTCCAGCGTCAGCTTGTCGTAATCCAGGAACGAGACGTTCACGGTCTTGGTCTTGTCGGCACCGAACGATTCGATGGCGGCATCCAGCTGCTGCTTGGCTTGGCTGAAGATCACCTCACTGACGGCATCAACGATCAGTTGCTTCTGCACGTTCGGGCGCGTGACAATGGAACCGTCAGGCTGAGTGTCAGTGAAGTTGTCCGGCTGTTCCAGAATGGCGATCAGCGAAGTGCCGGTGGGAATGGGAATGGGAGCTTCCAGGCTGGGTTGCTTGGGCAGCTTCTCGATTTCTTCGCCCTTCTCGTTCTTCAGGCTGCGAGCCTTGAAGTTGAACTTGCGAACCACAGAGATCAAACCTTCTGCGAACGTGCGAGCGGTGGGGGCGACGATGCCGTCGATGTTGGTGTTTTCTTCAGACATTTTCAATTCCTTTTGGGAAGAAGAGACCGGCATTGCCGGCGGTTGAATTGGCATCTAACTTTTGGGTGTTATTTGCCGGAGGTGAGATCGCAGTATGCCACAGGAATACCGCGTGTCAAGGGGGTCAGCCTTCCTTCTGAGTTTTTTCAGGAATCTTTTCTTCCTGCTCAAGAAGGTACTGACCATGAATTCGCAGGTTAGCTGCATGAGCTGATCGTGTCAGCTTGTCCAGTGCCAGTTGGCAGCGCTCAATGTCCAGCTTCAGTTGCTGGAAGTAATCACCAGTTGAGTTTTCCATGTTGGCAGTAGCTTCACGATCAATTCTGCGTCTCAGCCCACTGAGACTTGCGGCTGCCCCCATTGCAGTTCTCAATGTCCAGGCCACTGCACGCTGTCGGTTCTGCGCCTTGGTGGGAGTTTGGAACAGCTTCTTTTGCTTGCTATCAGTCTTGTCGGTCTTGTCGGTCTTGTCGGTCATGATTAGTTTCCTTCTGCACTGTTGTGCTTAGTTGTTAACAAACATCTGCTGGTATTCTTTGGCTTTTCCTTTGAAATACTCAGCCTTCTCTGCCAGGGTAACTCCCTTAATCTCGGGTGTGCGTGCAGCTTTCGTCAAGCTGTCCATGCTACCATCTTTTCCAGGATCCATGAATATGATGAGATCATGACGTGCGCGTGTGATCCCAGTGTACATCAACTCACGCGTGATTGCTACATTGTGAGTGTAGTGCAAAGCAATGAATACTCGCTTCCATTCCGAACCTTGCGACTTGTGAACCGTAATGGCGTAACCCAGCAACAGCTTGTTGATGTCACCAGAAGCTGAGATTTCCCGAGTCTGGCCGGAATCCACAAATCGCAACTTGATTGTGTGAGATGCGGAATTCTTTTCCCGCTCGCCACCCAATGTGCCAGATTCCAATTCATCCATGAGATCCATGTCTGACTTCTGTTGAACTGCGTGGGCTTGCCCGTCATCATAGGAACCATCCCGACGTAGGTGAGCAGATTCCTCTCTGGACAGTTTCCCACAATAGCCAACTGCCGGACGAATCTCGTCGATGTATGCTTCCATTTGGTCGTAAAGAACTTTGTCCCCCACGGCCCAATAAGATGCAGTTCCCCGGGCAATCACTTCATAAGTGACACCACCACGATCCTGCGTCAATCGTTGCGCAATGATTTTGTTCAGCTCAAGTGTGCCAAACTTCACATTGAATGGGCAGAGAATGATGTCCTGCGCTGGATCATACAAACCCGCATCCATGTACTGCAACATTACGGCGCCCATAGTTTTCACACCAGCCAAGTCATTCATGCGACGTTTCCAGGGTCGAACTTCCACACGTCCATGTTCCCCGGCATCTTCCACATAGTTACCTTTCTCATTGGCTTTCCAATTGAACGACTTGCCTTCCCGAATTCTGTGGGCGAGTGCAATGATTGGCGACTGCAATGCTTGACGATACACATGCAGCAGTTCCACCGTCTGGAGTTCCACCAGTTTGAAGCCCAGCACAGAAGGTCCGAACACAGGAGGCAACTGATTCAAGTCTCCCAAGAAAATCTCCTGCGGTTGGCAGCCTTCAGGAAGTGCATTCCGGTACATGGAATACAAGTCGGTGCCGATCATTGAGGATTCTTCAAAGATCACACAGGAGATGTGCGGCAGTGGAGACATCCGCGTCATTGTGGGGCCGAAGCCTGTGATCTTCCCGTTGAGATCCCGCAGTGGCTCGAATTCAAGAACTTTGTGCAAAGTCATGCAGTGATCCTGCAATTCCTTGGGAAGCTGTTTCTTAATGTTATTCACCGCCTTATTTGTGAAGGATACGATGATGATTGCCGGTGCACCTTTCACCAGATATTTCGTGCTGGAATCGAACAAGCCAATGTGGGGCAACTTGACGAGCTGTCCAATCACTTCCTTGGTTGTGGTTGTCTTGCCAGTTCCTGCCGCACCAATCATGCAGAATGATTTACCACGCATGGCGAGTTCAATTGCTGCAATTTGACAGTCGTTGTATTCCATCCCCACAACAGTAGGGTGGAAACTCCCATGAGCAGTGAAAATGGATTTCACAGGCTGGGCAATCTGAGTGGGGGCAGACACAAGTGCAGCCACAACCGGAGACACGGACAAATCGGAAGCTTCCAGCTTGGCAGCATCTTTTGCCAGCTTCTCCTGTCGATATTTTTCTGCGGCAATTTTGGCTTTGGCAAGCAGTGCTTCCTGAGCCGGAGTAAGTTTGGCCATAGTAATTCCTTAATAGGGGTGAGTTGATTGTGGATTGGAGCGAGATTCGGCAATGGATTCCTTGAGGGAAATTCTCTTGTGGAGAATTACAATTCGACCATGCAAACTGGTTCTGCGAAATTCCAACTCAATTTGTTGATTGTCATTCCAGCGTGCGTACTCTAGGTGGGTGGGAGTAGCACTGTTGCGCCACACAATTTCCCACTCTTCCGCCCAGAAAAGCAGGTGAGTTTTGGAATCATTCAGCTTCTCCTCCAGCTGCACCAAAGCACAGTAATCTTGATGTGCCCACTGAATCATCCGCTTCACATGTGGAGACAATGCCATGGCAGGAAAGTATTTCAGAGAGAATCCCAGCTGAGTTTGCGTGGGATCGTAAATGCAATTGTAAAGTGCCATGATTAGCTCCCCTTGAGTTGATTGCGCTGTTGCAGCAGATCGAAACGACCCTTCAGAATCCGCCACTGAGCTTGAGCTTTTAGGAACAAGCCGAGAGTAGCAAAATCCTTTTGCTGGGGTTCTGGTGGAACTTCTGTGATTACCTTGGCAGCTTCGTCAAAGGAACCAAAAAATGCAGCCTCAGCTTCAATTTCCTTCTTCGTGGTTGCCGGGGCGTCGATAATTCTGCCAACCACAGTGAAGCTGTTGTTGAAATCATTGATGTGCTCACTGATTGCAGACAACCGCGTGCGGATGTAGTGCATGATTTCGTTGCCAATATCGCAATGTTCCACAATGGCTTCAATCAAATCATCCACGTCGTCAATCAGCCACAATTCAGGTTCCAGATCGCCCGACATGAAGATGGACTTGAATGTTTCCAGCCGCTTCAAGCCGACCACACCAGCTAATTGTAAAGCGATCCAGTTCCACACTTTCCGATTATCAATTCGGGTGTAGTGCTGTGACTTGATTGACTTGACAGCCGCATCGCGAAGTTTCAATTCTTCGTCACGCTCAATCTGTCGGGTTTTTTTTTCCCACAACGACTTGATATCATAGCAGTCATCCAGCCAGAAGCGAAGATTTATCCAGCCGACATTGTCATTGGCGCGAGATACAGAATATTTCGGCAATGGTGTTCGCTTGGAAGTTTCCATCAAGTACCACTTTGCCAAGTGATAAACTCGGGCAGCTGATCCGGCAGTTACTGGCCAGGATGGAACGCCCGGAACTTCTTGTTTCAGCACATCCAAGCGGTGAAGAAGACAGCAAGTTAGCACTTGCAATCGAGTGACTTGATCCGCTCGATCGTACCATTCCATATCATTGAACCAATCAAGTGATTCTTTGAATTTCTTCAGCAGATGATAGTCAGTTTGCGCGAAGAACGGATGGAGAATCTGCAACCGGTTGAAATCTTGCATGAACGGGATGGAACCTTCAACAAGCTGAACTTGAAGAGTTCCAAGCACAACGCCAGAAAGCCCACAACTTACAGGTTGCAGGAACTTGTGATTGGAAGTGTCCACAGTGGCAATGTGATTGCTTGGGACAGGAGAGGAATCTCTTGACATTAGTAGCTCCAAGTAGTTGGAAATTAGTTAGTAGGAAATTATTTTGCTGGTGGGAGCTGATCCAGGTAGCCCACAATTCGCAATTCAAACTTGCTGTAATCCTCTTGGATCAGCTCCTGCTGCATTTTACTTGTGCCGTCAGAAAACACCTCGTCGATGATGACAAGGGTATGACGTATTCCTGTGAATCTTCCGGTTGACGTCCCGGGTGAAACAACGCAGGATGCTTGCCTGTTATCCATCGCCTTATCTAGCTCCTGCTTATAATCATCAAACATGACTTGTGGAAACAAGCCAGATTGTCCCATTCGATGTTTTGCATGTTTGTTTCGTTCTGCCAGTCGCTGCGCTTCACGCTCTTGCAATTCCAGCAGGTGGCGTTTCATATTGCTCATACTTTACCTCCAAGAAAAAATGGAATCAGTTTTGCTTTCGGTTTGGCTGCTTTGTATTCCAGCACAGCCGGCTTAAAGTTTGCCCATGTGGACGAGCGAACCAGAATTCTGTATTCCACATCATCTTCAATTTGGGCATCGTTGGAGTATTCTCGCAACTCGAACAATTCCACCGTTGTGTTGTGTGGATGCGGTCCAGTCGGAGTGTGCAAGGTTCTGTCTGCAATTGGCACTTCAATGGATGCGAGAGGTGGAATCATGTGGATGTCTTGCGGTTCCACAATCGTGCGATTCGTTCTGCGATTCACATGTAGTAGTTTCATAATTCACTCCAGTTAGTACAACTCAGGGTTCACAAAAAACACGCACACAATCTTCGGCACGCATTCTGCATTCGCTCCATCTACTTCCAGCGCGTCCACTAGTGAGTTGTACACATCCAGAATGGTTTCGTCATCTGGTCGAAGATAGTAATCCAGTTTCATGCGAGGACTGCGAACACTCAGCTTCCAGCACTCAATTGCAATCCACGGGCGATTTAGAATGGATGTGTAAGCAGTGTTCCGCCGGAAGTTGTGAATCCACTTCGTCACATCGAGATCGTGCGCCCATTCATGGGAGTCGCTGGGACTGTATGCGATTGCTTGATTGCCAATTTGCAGGGGCTGTTCCATTGATCCCCAGGAGTTGGGTGGATCGAGTGGTTTGTAGTTATCCAGCGCATCCAGAACAGCTTGATCGGCTGGGTTGTTGGGAATGTTAGTGTTGTTAATGTTGGTCATGATTGTTTGTAGCTCCTAATTAGCAGGAAAAGTCAAGAGTGAGAATCCAACTAAATTGCCAGGATTCAATTGTGTGATCCCACCAGTATTCTGGTGAGCTATGCTCGGGACACGTCATGATGTGGTTGAAAATGTCAAGCATGATTAGTTCTCCTCAGAGTCTGGGTGGAATTTCTGACCATTCAGCCAGTAGTCTTGATCCTGCATTTCAGCAAAGATAGAGACTTCCCAATAGTCGTCTTCAATCCAGTTGACATAGAATTCCACACCTGGGTTCTTGATTGACTGCTCTTTGGCTGCCTCGTTTGCAAGTCTGTATGATTTGAATTCTTGTGCCATATAGCTTCCTTCTATCGGCATCCGCCGGTTAATAAGTTCTTCCTATCGACCCAGCCATGCCGGGTGACGCATTCAGTGTACCACGTTTTCCCGCCTGTCAAGCCCCCCGAGTGGGAAGATTTTCCTATCTTTCATTTCCCTCATTTCGTAGTTTATTTGCGTGGCTACTGTTGTGGGAATAGTGGGATGTGCTCCTGGCATTTGTAGCTCCCACTGGCCGGATAGTCACTTGTTTTGTGCTCGCGGCTGGCAACGGCTGATTATAATTGTGTGGCAGTAATTCTATTAACTCTAGTGACTGTGGGAGTGCTTATTTATTTGTAGCTCTCGACATTCATATCCATTACTACTCATTGCTGCCTACTCTAACTACTAATAGACTGACTTCCTATTGCTAGATTTCACATACCCTGTAATGTGACATTGTGACACTGTGACATAGGGGGGTGTCTGTGGTTGCCCTTGCATGTGTGATTCTATTGTTGGTTTCTTCTGTTCTACTTCTCCTTGTATTCTATTCTTC